TTAAGCGGCGCAGTCTTGGTCGCAGTCGTCCCCGCATTTGCATACATGGTCGCTAAGTTTGGCGGGGCTTGTTCGGTTTGACACTGGTTCAACCGCCCCTTGGTGCTTTCGAATTTTAGCAATAACTCTCACGGCTTCCCCAATTATGGATATTGATTCCAAATCAGAGCCCTTTAGATGTTTTGTTGAGTAGTCCGGGTTGTCGCTTCTAACGGTTAACACTCGAGTATCTGTATCAAAATCAAGACGCTTAACCATTACTTCATGATGAAACCTAAACACATAAATGCCGCCCTTAAGCGGTAACTGCTGGCCTATGTGTTCGGCAACAAGCATAAAGTCACCGTCGTAGAGGGTCGGCTCCATTGAGTCGCCACCGACAGACATTATAAATAGCTTTTGGCCATGTGTAACAACCCCTTTTAATAGCTCCGGTTCCATTGTCACCAATTGCTTATCAAGGTAATTCTCGACTACGCGGCCCGGCCCGGCGGAAGCGGCTATGTCATAGATAGGGATCATACCTTCCGATGATTCATCGCTAAATGATGAGCTTCGAACTTCTTCCCGAGTCTCTGACTCCCCTCCCCGTAGGTACGCCCGCGTATCTACGGGGAGGCTATCGAATGCGTACTCATGCAAGCGGCCCTTTACACCGGGAGGTTTTCGCCTTTTCCAATTTTCTTTTTTTGCTTTTTTCAGTATGGCGTTATCCGTCGCAGGGAGCCCGGGAGCCCCTACTAATTCCTTTAACGTAAACCAGTCTTTCATTCCGCTTAAACCTCAATTAAACGGAATCCTATCCGTTTAATTATTACCCCAGTAAAATCAACAATTTAGTCGAGATTATAAATTTTTTAAACGGAATCCCTTCCGTTTAGCTTCCGTTTAATCTATATTTAATTCCGTAGTTGTAACATTTAGCCGTTACAACCCTAAAAATAAACCAAAGAGGGTCGCACAAAGTGCCTACAATTAAAATAGTTAATAGCCATTCATGTACAGATTGGCACCCCGCCGACATAAAAGCAGCCTTAAATAAAAAAGGGTTGACATTACGGGATCTATCCAGAGAGCAAGGCTTAGCGCCCAACACTCTAAGTAATGTATTCCGCCTTAGATATCCCAAAGGCCAGCGAATTATTGCGCAAGCCTTAGGGGTTTCACCTGAGATTATCTGGCCTAGTCGCTACTAGGGGGGCTTATGTGGATTCAGCTATCCGGGCTCATAGGGCTTCCCGCATTGCCTCACACTCTGAGTGCTATACAAAAAAAATCCAAAGCTGAGGGGTGGGAAAGGCGTAAGGTTGGGGGAGTAAAAGGCCGCGCTTACGAATACCACATTGACTCACTGCCTAAAGAGTGCTTGCCCGCGCTGTTTAAAAAACTAGGTAAAGTGTTGGTTGATAACAAGGTGCTCGACTTGCCAAAGCCTCCCGTTGAAACTTATAGCAAAGAATCGTTTTGGTATAAGTGGGAACAAGGCGGTGAAAAGGCCCAAGCGAAAGCCTATAAGCGTCTCGAGCTTGTGAAAGCATGGCACGCACTTGTTAAGGCTGGCGCGCAAAAAGTAGAAAGCTACCTCGCCATAGCTAAGGAATACAACGTTGGCCGAAATACAGTGCTCAGAGCAGTTCAAGCGACCGCGGGCATTCACGAAGACGATTGGCTGGCCGCGCTAATTCCTACACACAACATTTCTAACAAACACTTAGGCCGCCGCCGCCGTGCTGATATCCCCGAGGAAGCGTGGGAGCTTTTCAAAGCCGATTACCTGCGCCCGGAAAAACCAAGTTATGCGGCCTGCTATTACCGCTTAGAAGCCCTTGCCCCCCAAAAAGGTTGGGTTCTGCCGCGCAAAAATTGTTTTCGCCAGCGCCTATTGGCGACAGTTTCAGCCGAAGCAATAACGCTTCACCGCGAAGGCGAGCACGCTTTAATGATGATGTACCCGCCACAGCAGCGCACCGTCTTTGATATCGAGGCCGCAAGCTGGATAAACGGCGATGGCTACAAGCACAACGTTTTTGTTAAGTGGCCGAATGGTGAAATCCGCCGCCCGGTGACGTGGTTCTGGCAAGATGTCCGCACCCGCAAGATCACCTCTTACCGCACCGATATAAGCGAAAATTCAGACACCATTCGCTTATCTTTACTCGATACCATCGAGCGCTACGGAATCCCCCAAGATGTCACCATCGATAACACCCGCGCAGCGGCCAATAAATGGCTTACGGGCGGCGTAGCTAACCGCTACCGCTTTAAAGTAAAAGCCGATGATCCAGTTGGATTAATCCCAACGCTGGGTATCAAGCTGCACTGGACAACGGTAATTTTAGGTAAGGGACACGGCCAAGCAAAACCTATAGAGCGCGCCTTTGGTAATGGCGGCTTAGAGGAGTTCGTGGATAAGCACCCGACACTGGCGGGCGCTTATACCGGGCCGAACCCATCCGCCAAGCCAGACAACTACGGCGAAACGGCGATCCCTTTAGCGCAGTTTTTGGAAATCTTAGAGCAAGGCGTACAGATGTATAACGCTCGCGCCAACCGCCAGACCGAGCTTTGCGGCGGGGTTATGTCATTCGATGAAGTGTTCGAACGTGATTATGCGCGCGCCACGGTGCGCACCGCAACCAATGAGCAAAAGCGTATGTTTTTACTCAGCGCGGAAACCGCAAAAGTGTCTAAGCAAGGCATGTTTACGCTTAAGGCGGGCGGCAAGATAGCGAACCAAGAAAACCGCTACCACTGCGACGAACTCTACCAGTACATAGGTAAAAAACTCATCATCCGCTTTGACCCGCAAAACTTACACGGCACGGTGCACTGTTACTCACTACATGGAACCTATATCGGCGAGGCCGAGTGCATGCACAAAGCAGGCTTCGGCGACCAAGCCGCCAGCCGTGAACAGCACCGCACCCGCCAGCAATTCACTAAGGCCAAGAAGGCCCAAGCAGCCGCAGAGAAGAAGCTCACCACTGCCGAACTGGCCGAGCAAATGCGCCAACTTGAAATTGACGACGAACAACTCCCACCGCCAGCAGCCAGCGCGCTGGTAACGATTCAACGCGGCAACACTTTAGCGCGAGCTGAAACCCAGCCGCAGCCCATCGAGCAAAACGACGAAGCGGCTTTTGCTAGTCGCGTAGCGCTAATGATGGCCGAAAAACGAAAAAACGAAATTTAACTGACGAGGTAATAAACCCATGGACAAAGTAACTACATTAAACCCTCACCAACGCACAGTAGATGCTGTTAATGAAGTAATAAAATCAGCAGCCATTACGGCTAACCAAGTGGCTAAAGAAGTGGGTTTAAGTCCCGCTGTTATCAGCGGCTTCTTGAAGGGCAGTTACGGTGGCAATAATGATGCTGTGAATAACAAGCTTAAGAACTGGCTAGAAGTTCGAGATAGTCGGCTTCAGCAAATCGTTAATCGGGGGTACGTCGAAACGCATAGCGGAAAGCAAATCCATACCGCTTTGCAATATGCTCATGCCGCAAGCTGTATCACCGTGGTATTCGGCATTAGTGGTGTGGGGAAAACCTTTGCTGCCCGCGAGTATGCCCGGTTAAACAACAACTGCTGGATGATTACCGCCAGCCCTTCGGCTAGCTCGCTTAGCGAGTGCTTGTATGAAATCGCCCTAGAGCTGGGTATGAGTGACGCCCCGCGCCGCAAGGGGCCGCTATGCCGCGCTCTTGCCCGCCGCCTCACTGATACCGGGGGCTTGTTAATTGTCGATGAGGCCGACCACTTAGGGTACGACGCGCTTGAAGAACTGCGCATCCTGCAAGAGAAAACCAACATTGGCTTAACCCTTATCGGAAATGACCGGGTGTATTCACAGCTTACCGGAGGTCGCCGCAGCGAAGAATTTGCCCGCCTATTTAGCCGCCTAGCGAAAAAAACCGGCTTGCACAAAACCAAGCAAAATGACGTCATTGCTATTGCTAAATCGTGGGGCATAGAAGGCAAAAAGGAACGTCAATTCATGCAAAAGGTCGCCGAGCGCCCCGGCGCGCTGCGTCTCTTAAACATGACGCTGCGTATTGCCGCCATCACAGCCTATGGACAAGAAAAGCCGATCACCCTTGACCACTTGCGAGCCGCCCTTGCGGATTTGGAGAGCTAAGTAATGAGCACTATTTTCGACCAACAAACCGCCTTTTCTACCATCCGAGGCTTCACTGATTCCGATGATGTATCCAAGGCGTTACTCGTTGAGCAAATCACCGGGGAGCGCGTGTTGTCGTTTGAAATCCGCTACGAAGGCGCGCCCGTGATTGAAGGAGTAGCGCTTGATGTGGAAAGCACCACCGCCCTGACTGAGGAAATCGATGATTGGCTGCGCGGCAAAGTGAACAGCGAGCCTGCTCAAAATCGCATCCTATGCGAAGACAGCGACAGCTGGCGCACGGTTTACCACGATATTCAAAGCCAAACCCTTAATGTCTTGGTGCTTGATATGAACACCAGCGTCGCCGCGCCGTTCTTGGGTTTCGATATGTTCAACGCACAAAACGCCGAAGATGACTATGGGCGCGCGGTACTGCTTAGCGCCGCCGAAGCACAGAAGCTTTGCGAAGAACTGTGCCTATGGCTTGAACAAATCAGCGAACAAGAGGAAGCCCCCCTTGAAATATAAAGACAAGTACGCCGCTGTAATGGCCTTAAAATTACGCGGCATTGAGGTATTAAGCATTGGCCAGCGCTGCATCTTTGTTGACTTGCCCAGCGCCGATTTACGCCGTGAAGCCGTCGATATTGTGGAGACAGCAAAAGGTGTATGCACCCACCTTAAAGCCGCGCCTTTTAATGGCTTTTGTGTCACTTGGAAGGAGACCGCATAAATGCGCCGTTTGTTTTTCTTTTTACGCCGCCGGAGTAAGGGCGGCACCAAACCCACCAAAGGAGGTCAGCAATGACTAAACACATCCCCGAAGGCTACCGCGAAAACGCAAACGGCTGCTTGGTTCCAGAAGACCAAATTAAGCCAATCGACCTACTGCGCGATGAGTTGGTGCTTTCCATTATTGAGAAAGCCCAAGCACTGCGCGAAGCCATGACCGCATTCAAGCTTGAAACCATGGGAGAGATAGCAGATTTTGTTGACCTGAGCGCGGCGGAATACAACGTCAAATTTGGCGGCAGTAAAGGCAATGTTCAGCTGCACTCTTTTAATGGGCGTTACCGCATAGCACGCGCGGTCAGCGAGCACAGAGTATTTGATGAGCGCATCCAAGCAGCTAAAACGTTGATTGATGAGTGCATCAAAAACTGGAGTGACGGCGCAGACTCGCGCTTGATGGCCATGGTCGACCATGCCTTTCGCACCAATAAGCAAGGCCGTATCGATATCAACCAAGTGTTAAGCCTTCGCTCTTTAGATATCAGCGACGAGAAATGGAAGCAGGCCATGGATGCCATTGCCGACGCTATACAAATTACGGGGTCTAGCCAATACCTGCGCATCTATGAACGCAATGAAAAAGACGGCGGCTATAAGCAGTTGCCGCTCGATATTAGCACGCTATAGGAGCGGATAATGAGCAACAAAGAACCCACGATAGACAAGATAGAAACCGCGCTTAAGGCATCATATGGAGCCACTGTCGCGTTACGTGTTGACGGGCGCAAGCTGATTATCCAACTCGCCGAAGTTAAGGAAAATCAACTTAATTATGTCGTTCACCTTGCCGCATCACTGCGTTGGGCTATAGGCCGCCCCAATCTTGAAGAATACGACCCGCTGACCCAAAAGGTATGGCGCAAACGCAGTCGGCAGCGCGCCACCCAAGCGCAGCGCCGGGATATTGAAAAAGCTATTGGCAAACGCCGCGCAAAAAAGGAATACCCGGAAGCGTATGAAACCGCGGAGTGGTACGAGCCGCTCTGGCCAACACTTGCACCGCTCATACGTGCACTTAAAGCGTGCGACAGCGTCGAGCTACTTCAAGACGGTCCAGAAGGCATAAGCGACGGCACCGCCTATTTTCTAACTAAACAAATGATTGACTGGGTATTCCCCCCAAAGGAGCGAAGCAATGCAAAACCTGTCTGAAAAAATCGCCGCTACTTGCTGTGGCACCACCGCTGAAAAGCAAGTTTTGATTAAAGAAGCACAAGAGCTAGAGCGACTCACGCAGTTTAAAGGCTGGGAAGAGCGCGAGGACTGCCTCGCGCTTAATTGTGGCCCCGATGACAACTTGAGCCAGTTATTGTTCGGTTTCTTAATGACGCGCCCTAAAGAGGAAACCGAAGGCGTCGCCATGTTTTTGTTTACACCTCTTTTGAAGTATTTAAACGAAGCACGCGCTCAAGATGGCTTAAAGCCGTTGCGTATTGAATACGCCGGAGAGGCGATTTGTTAGCTTGGTCGGTTAGCTCTTGATGAATGGTGGTAAGGCTTACAGTTTGCCCCGTTTCGGCGAGTTTAAGGACAACCTCGCCGATGTGGAACATATAGCCAGCCTTACTGTTAAGTTCCGCAGCCTTATTTTTAGCTTCTTCCATTTTTTGAATGATTGATTCGGTATCCACATTATTCTCCTTTGGTTGGAAATACAGCCCGAGGATAGAACGTAAAAAATAAAACGATCAATAGCGTTAATCACAACGTTACATGAGTGAGACATAGGAGGCTTATTATGCATACTCAGAAAAAAAATACCCCACGCAAGCGCCTGATAACCTTGCTGCACGTAGCTAAACAAAGCCTCGCACTTGATGAGGACATTTACCGCGCGATGCTATTTGATGCCACAGGCAAACGCTCAGCCGGGGATATGAGTGTGCGTGAGCTTGAAGTGGTATTGGAGTGCTTTAAAAATCGCGGGTTTAAACCTGTTTCAAAGCGCCCTAAAAAGCGCCGTCTAAGCCCTAAGAGCGGCAACGCGAAAAACCCAGTTATCGACAAGATAGTCGCGGTTTGGATCACCATGGCCAAACATGGCTTTTTGCGCGACGGTTCAGAGGCCGCACTAGACCTATACGTGCGGCGCATGACGCTAAGAAGCAAAGGTAAAGGCGTAGACAGCGCACGCTGGCTAGACGTTGACACCGCCGCGCCCGTGCTCGAAAGCCTCAAGCAATGGCACCGCCGCGTGATGATTGCCAAGTTAGAGCAGCAGTTGCCCCAATGGAACAGCGCGGGCCTGAGCTACCGCGAAGTGTTCGACATGTTCGAGCGGGAACACGCCCGCCAAGGAGCACAACATGACTAAGTCAGACCAAAACGCCCCACTTTTTAAAGAATTGCCCGAGTTGGACTTAGACCAAGTCAAAGGCGGCTCGGAGTCGTGCCGCTGGCCCTTGTTCACTTTGCAACTGTTCGCTCAATTGCGTGATAGCCTAAAAGACTTAAATGATGGTGATGAACGGGCGCTGGCTATCGTGCGGAAGTTTGCCCAAAATTTTGGTGGTGAGTCGCTTTACTTACCTAAGGCCAGCGCGCTAGAAAATCACTTCCGCAATTTTGCGGTCTGGAATGATTACACGGGAAATAATATCCATCTACTATGCCGCAAATACAAATTAAGCGAGCCAGCGCTTTACCGAATTATTGCTAACATGCGCGAGCTTGAAAAAAAACGCCGCCAACCCGATTTATTTTAATCTAACCGATGATAGTTCACTAACTTTCACCCAATCCCGCACACTCTGGAATAGGTCCATTGTTCAGAGTGTGTGATGCAATTTTCTTCTGCTTATTCCGACGCTTTTAGTTATGCCTTCGCCTTTGTTCTGGTTCAAGAAGGCGGCCACAGTGATCACCCCGACGACTTAGGCGGTGAAACTTACTTAGGACTTAGCCGAAAAGCCTTTCCTAAGCTTGATTTTTCGACTCTAACTAAAGAGAAAGCGGCCGCCATTTATCACCGCGACTACTGGCGCGCGGCCTATTGTCCCAAGCTGCCCGAAGCTATAGCACTCTGTGTATTTGATGGCGCAGTGCAGCACGGTGCAGTACGAGCGGTGACGCTATTGCAAGATGTGCTCGGTCTTAAACAAGACGGCATCATCGGCCCTCAGACCCAGCGAGCGGCCACCGAGTCTAACCAACAATGGCTGATCTCTCGTTACATTTTACGCCGCGCCCGACTCTATACTCGAATTTTGAGGAAGCGCCCCGAGCAAGTCGCATTTATTGAGGGCTGGTTTAATCGCTTGCGCGACCTGACCGATAGCGCTTGGCAAGTGAGCGATGGCTTTGTGAGGGCGCACTAATGACCACAATCGCATATCACCATGAGCACCAATCCATTAGCGTTGATGGTCGGCTAACTCAAGATAATTTCATTCTCACGGATGACCACGACAAAACAGCAAAAAACGAACAGGGGTTCTGGTTCTTTATGGGGGACATCATCTTCAAAGATGAGTTTGTATCTCTAGAGTCAGGGCAAGAAATGCCGTCGCATCGCGAAGACTCATCCGTTAGCTCAGAAGTCGGCGCGATTCTTGTCTCAGGAGGGATCGTCTATTCCGTTTACCTCCTTAATGGCCGCCAAAGAAGAGAGAGGCTATCGACTAATGAAGCTATAGGCTCCGGCTCATCGTATGCAATAGCTGCTATGGATTTCGGGAAAAACAGTAAAGAGGCGGTGAGGTACGCGGCACAAAGGGACAATAAAACAGGCCCCAACGTATCGACCTATAAAGTCACCAATGACAGCGTGAGGCCGTGCTAATGGGCCGCAACTGGCAGTGGAGCTATGACAAGGGACGCAAGCTGCGACTAGCCGCAGAGCACGCCCTTTTCAAACACGGCACCCCGATCCCAACAGCCCTACCGCTACATAGTCATGACGGCACGATGCAAAGTTATTTCAAGCAGGGGTGGCACTCTGTCACCCCTGTAGATATTTATCAACATAACCACCCAAAAGACAAAACAAGCGGGCCAAATGCTTGTAGACGGAGACTAATTAATGACTAGATTTTCAATTGCCGAGCGATGCAAGTCACCCAAGGTGGACCCTGATGCTTGATTTATTTTGTTTACTGACTTTCGTGCGGGCGCTTTTAATTTGCGGGGCATGGGCGGTATTCCACTGGACATGCCCCGCGCTTAGCACCCTTGCGATGGGCGGTTTGAGTGCATTATTTCTTTACCCAAACTGGGCCGCTATGAGTGGGGCTGCCGTGCTGTTTGCCCTGTTAGCGTTTTGTAAGTTCAAGTTCGACAGAAGGACGCGGGGCAATGTTTACCGAACTCGTTAACGCCGTAGGCGCACAAACCTTATGGGCCGCTTTTGTTGCCTCCGTTGCGCTGACTGCCGCCATTGTTAATTTATGGCTCAGCTCTCGCTTTGCCCGCAAAAGAGAGCTAGACGACATCAACAAGCGCGTAACCTCCATAGAGCACCAAATGGAGCGTTTGCCGGATAAGGACGAGATGCACGCGCTAAAAATAGAAGTGGAGCAACTACGCGGCGACATTAAAGGGTTCGCCGGAGAAATTCGCCCCCTAGCACATCAACTTAGCCTACTGTTTGAAAAAGAATTAAAGGAGTAAAAAGCCATGCCACTAAAAGATATTATTCAAGAAGACCGCCGCTTGGTTATCTTACGCGCGCTCGTTGAGATGGATGGCTTCGAGGCAAACGAGAGCATCATTGATCATTGCTTAGAGGTCTATGGCCATAACATGAGCCGAGACAGCGTAAAAACACAGATTAACTGGCTCAATGAACAAGGGCTTGTGACCCTTAGGGATATTGGCGGGTGCTTAATCGTGACATTAACAGGCCGCGGCCAAGACGTAGCAAACGGCGCGGCCACCGTACCCGGCGTCAAACGCCCACGCGCCGGGAGCTAATATGAGCAAGCGCAGCCGGAAAAGTAAGGTCGAACTATTGCCGCAGGAATTGCGAGACCGCGTCAATATGATGTTGCGCGGCGGCGAAATGCACCAGATAGAAATTGTTGATGCCATTAATCAGCTAATAGAACGCAAGGGCTTAAATGATGATTTAAAGCTGAGTAAAACAGGCTTTAATCGTTATGCCAAACGCATGGAAAAAATGGGCGCGCAAATCAAACAGGCTCGCCAAGTGGCCGAAGTGTGGAGCGCAAAGCTTGGCGAAGCGCCCGCGTCTGATTTAGGCAAGCTATTGCAAGAATTTGTGCGCACGATGGCTTTTGAAACTTCAATGCATTATATGGAGTCAGACGACCCCGTGCCGCCTAAAGCATTAGGCCAATTGGCGCTCGTATCACAACGCATTGAAGCCGCCGCCATGGCAAGCCATAAGGTCGAAAAAGAGCTGCGCGCAACGTTTGCCGAAGAGGCCGCCGAGGCAGTCGAAAAAATAGGGAACAGTCGCGGACTTACCGCCGATACCGTCGCTGAAATCAAGCGCGATATTTTCGGGTTAGGCCAATGATTGCGCATACTTTGGATTATTTAGGCGAGCTGGTGTTTCTATTGGTTTGTGTCGTGGAGCTAAGCCAAGCTCGCGCTCTGAACCAATGGCCGGGCCGAACAATTTACTTATTAGTTGTTGCCACAGCATTTGTCTATTTCTCTCTGCTACTGCCCGCTACCGCGGCGCTGATATTCTTAGCCGCGCTGGCCATTACTCACCTATGGGCCCAATTCAAACCGCCGCGGGGGGAATGATGGCCGAGCTCACCGAATTAGAAAAAATTAACAGCACCGCTAGTGCTAATGCAAACCTGCTCTATCAGTTCGACAAGAACGATATTTTATTGCCCTATCAAAAGCGCTGGATAGCTGATGAAAGCCCCTTAAAAATTGCAGAGAAATCACGGCGCACAGGGCTAACTTGGGGGCAAGCTGCCGATGACGCCCTCACCGCTGCAGCAGATGCCCGCGCCGGGGGCTGTGATGCGTTTTATGTGGGTTCGACCAAGGAGATGGCCCGCGAGTACATCGAAGCCGTTGCAACATGGGCGCGCGCCTTTGATATAGCCGCCGGGGATGTACAAGAGGATGTTTTAAAGGACGAAGACAAAGACATTTTGATCTATATGATCAACTTTTCCAGTGGCCATAAAGTCAAAGCACTATCGAGTAATCCATCCAATCTGCGAGGAATGCAGGGCAACGTCACCATTGATGAAGCCGCCTTTCACGACAAGCTCGCCGAAGTGTTAAAAGCGGCACTCGCGCTCACCATGTGGGGCTCTAAAGTGCGGCTGATTAGCACCCACAATGGTATTGAAAACCTATTCAACACTTTAATTAACGACAGCCGAGCGGGTAAAAAAGACTACAGCGTCCACACCCTAGACATTGAGCAGGCTTGCCGCGATGGCCTGTATAAGCGCATCTGTCAAATTAGCGGGCAGACATGGTCAGCCAGCGGCGAGCAAGCATGGCTAGCCGGGCTATTGAAAAACACCGCCACCGAAGAAGATGCCCGCGAGGAGTACTATTGTGAGCCCAAAAGTGGCGGCGGGGCTTATATTAGCCGGGGGCTTCGTGACCGGGCCGCCTGCTTAGAGGACGCGCCCGTGCTACGTTTCACCGGGGATACGCTATTCAACGCCGCCCCCGAGGGCGAGCGCTTCGCACACATGCAAGAATGGCTAGTCGATACCGTATTGCCTGAGCTGGAAAAGTTGCCGCAGAACTTGCGCCACGCCCTCGGCGAAGACTTTGCACGCTCGGGCGATTTAACCGTGTTTGCGCCCATCACTGTACATGTAAATACCCAGCGCTCGGTGCCGTTCCTGGTCGAACTAAAAAACGTCCCTTTTAAGCAGCAAGAGCAGGCGCTTTACTATATATGCGACCGCTTGCCTAAGCGTAACGGTATTGCCTTAGACGCGCGCGGCAACGGTCAATATTTAGCTGAGCAAGCAGGCTATAAATACGGCGAAGAAGTCGTCGAGGTGATGCTTAGCGTCAAATACTATCGCGAAAATATGCCGAGCTTTAAAAGCGCCTTTGAAGATAACGAGCTGCTACTGCCAAAGCATGAGGACGTTATCACCGACTTAGGCCAAATTAAAATATTGCGCGGCGTTCCCGGCATTGATGACAGCCGCACCAAGGGCGACGACGGGAATCAGCGACACGGCGACAGTGCCATCGCTATTTTTTTAGGGTTTATTGTCTCCAAGGCCGACTTGGTGCAATACGGCCTACATCGTATCAACGACAACAAAGCCAACCAAGACGCTAAGCGCCAAATGAAATGCACGCGCGGTTTTCGTGGCGGCGGAGGATTATTGTGAACACCATTATTGACCCAAGAACCGGGGAGCCTTTCAAAGCAGATAAAACCGCGCTAAGCGAAAATATTGCAAAAGCCTATACCACCTCAGTGCGCACGCCAGCGCCGAGTGCGTCCATTGCTACCGGATTAACCCCGGCCAAGCTTGCCAGCGTGCTTAGGTCCGTGATTGACGGCTCAAACGTCGAGGATTACATGATTTTGGCCGAAGAAATGGAGGAGCGAGAGCTGCATTACCGCAGCGTGCTATCGACGCGCAAGCTCTCCGTAGCCGGGCTGCCAATTGAAGTACACGCCGCCAGTGATGATGCGCGCGATGTGGAGCTAGCCGACGAAATACGCGAGCTAATGAAGAACCCACAAATCCCCGAGGTCAGCTTTGACTTATTGGATGGCCTCGGTAAAGGGCTAGGCGTAGTGCAGATCCTATGGAATACCTCAAACACTCCGTGGCTGCCGCTGGATTTTAAATGGGTAGACCCGCGTTTTTTAAAGCCCGACGATGAAACGCTCGAAGAAATTCTGCTCATTAGCGATGACAACATCGACGGCGAGCCCCTCGAGCCTTACAAATTCATGATCCACACGCCCCGTACTAAAAGTGGCAAGGTCTGGCGCAACGGCTTAGCCCGCTTAGTTGCCGTTATGTATATGCTAAAGAGCTTTACCTTGCGCGATTGGTGGGCCTTTGCTGAGGTATTCGGCATCCCGGTCAGGGTGGGGAAATACGGGCCAAACGCCAGCGAAGATGATATTCAAACGCTAGTAAGCGCCATCCGCACCATTGCCAGCGATGCGGGGGCGGCCATTCCTCAGTCGATGGAGATTGAGCTTATAGAGAGCGCCAAAGGCAACGGGGGCGATACGCTATTTCAAAACATGGCCCAGTGGTGCGATAAGCAAATATCAAAAGCGGTGCTGGGGCAAACCATGACCACTGAGGATGGCTCGAGCCGCGCACAGGCCAGCGTCCATAATGAGGTGCGCGAGGATATCATCGAGTGGGACGCGCGCCAGCTCGCTGCCACCTATAATGAATATTTAGTTAAGCCTTACATTTTGCTTAACTATGGCGAGCAGGATAAATACCCAAGCGTTGAAATTAAGCTGCCGAAACCGGAAGATTTAAAAGCGTTTGTCGATGCCATCAAGGAGATGGTCGACCGCGGCCTTCAGGTGCGCTCGCAAGACGTACTCGCTAAGTTTGGGCTGGCGCAAGCCGAGGAAGGCGACGACTTGCTGCGCCCCCTCAATCAACCGACAGAGTCGCTAGGGCTTAATGCGCGGCAAGGCCATAAATTACCACCTAAGCTGGCACTAAATAGGCGGGCCGATAACGTAGACAGCGAAGCTGAAATAGCCGCGATGGTCGATGAGGTTATGAGCGATTGGGTCGAGGTCGGTGGGGAATTTATAAACCCTATCCTCGAATTAGCGAAAAACGCAAAAAGCTATCAGGAACTGAGCGACGGCTTGGCCGGACTGCATCGCTCACTCGATACCCCGACTTTTCAAGAGCAGCTCGCGCTGTATTTGTTTAAATCACGCGGCTTAGGGGATGTGTCAGATGGCTAAGCGCATTGTTCCCAAAGAAGCGCTCGACTACTTCAACACGAAAAGCATCGAGCCAAGCTTTGATTACCGCGACGTTTGGCGCACTGAACACAATAACGCCTTTACTATCGCAAAAATGCTAGACGCTGACCTGCTGGCAGACGTTAAAGCGATGATAAGCGAAGCGATAGAAGGCGGCGTTGCTTACCGAGAGTTCGCAGGCGAGCTAGAGGCGCTGTTAGTTAGGCGCGGTTGGTGGGGCGTACAATTGATGGTCGATCCGCTAACTGATGAAGAGTACCCAGTACAACTGGGCAGCGAGCGCCGCATTCGCACGATTTATAAAACCAATATGCGCACCGCCCGCGCGGCGGGCCAATGGGACCGCATCGAGCGCAGCAAGGAGATTATGCCCTATCTCATTTATGACTTAGGGCCATCACGCGAGCACCGCGACGAGCACCCCAAATTGCGCAATACCTTACTGCTCGTAGATGACCCTTGGTGGGGCGACTACATGCCGCCCAACGGGTGGGGCTGTAATTGCTGGGTGCGCCAAGTGAGCGAATATGAAGCTGAGCAACTGCGCGCCCGCGACGATATCCGCACCAGCGCGCCAAACCTTGGTACGACAACGTGGAATAACAAGCGCACCGGGGAAGTGGAAGTGCTCCCGGTAGGCATCGAGCCGGGCTGGAATTACAACCCCGGCAAAGACCGACAAGCCAGCTATCAAACCGAACTAGCCAAAAAAGAAAGCAACCTTTCTAAAACCCTCTCTAAGCCCCTCTAAGGGGCTCTGCTATGCCATTGTATACCCTAAGTTCATTTAAACGCCTTACGGGCGATTTAAACGTGTTTTAAATCGGGTTTCATTGCTGGCCAGTATATGATTGTTGTAAGGTGATCGCGAAAGCGCCATTTTTGCCTCAGCGCTTTTTCCGCTTTTCCACTCCCTTAATTGTCTAACCGATGATAGTTCACCTCAGCCGCGCCAATGTTTCACTATGGGATCTCAAGCAACAGAGGTTCCCTAATGAAAAAAGATGTCGCGCTCGCGCTTTGTTTCAGTATCCCGGCCACTTATACACAGAAAGACACGGACCCGCTTTGGCTAATGATGCTCCCCGCCGGGGAGTTTGAAGGCGAAGACGGTCGCAGCTTTTCAAATAGCACCCCGCAAGCTGTGGTTGATGCCTTCACCAAGCCTCTACCTTTCGATGAAGAGCACGCCAGCGTGCTTAAGGCCGCTTTTGGAGACTCTGCCCATGCCACAGGCTGGCTGGAAGAGTTGGAAGTGCGCGACGGCGCAGTATGGGCTCGCGTGGAATTTAACAGCAATGGCGAATGGCTGATTAACTCTAAAGCCTACCGCTTCTATTCTCCCGCATTTTTGCACACAGCCGATGGCACTGTTATCAGCTTAGATAGTGCGGGCCTCACCAATAAACCGAACCTTGCAGATTTACCCGCCCTTAACCGGGCCCAATCCAATATGGAGAATGAAACCGTGCCGCTATCTAAAGCCATAGCCCAAGCTTTGGGCCTAACCGAATCCGCCACCGATGACGAAGCCGTAACGGCCATTGGTACCTTAAAAACGAATGCTGATCCCAAGCTCGCACTCAATAGCGCAGTGGCCAAAGGTGACTTTGTGCCAAAAGCAACACATCAGCTGGCGCTAAACCGCGCAACAACGGCTGAGGCCCGCTTGGCTGAAATCGACAAAGCCGATCAAGAGTCTATCGTCGATGAAGCTATTGAAGCAGGCAAAATTGCCCCCGCGAACCGCGACATGTACCTCGCAATTTGTAGTACCCAAACTGGCCGTGCTCAGTTTGCCGCTTACGTTGCCTCTGCCGCGCCCATCGTGGATAGCGAAACTAAATCCAAGGGCAAACCGCCCCAAGGCGATGGCAAGCTTGAGCCACACGAGCTGGCAATGTGCCGAAAAATGCACATTAAACCCGAGGAGTTTTTGAAGGCTAGACAAGCTCAAGAAGTTCTCGACAAACAGTAAGCCGGGTAACCTTTTTTCAACACCTAATCATAAGGACTTTTTACAATGGCAACAGAAGCGGAAGTATTAGAAGCGCTACAAGTCACCATGAGCGCGGCCTATACCCAAGGGCTTGATGCAGCCAGCCCTCAGTGGTCCATGGTCGCAAGCGAAGTGCCCAGCAGTGGTGCCTCGAACTATTACGGCTGGATGGCCGACATTCCCGGTATCAAGGAATGGATAGGCGACCGTCAATTAGCCGACCTCGGTAAATACGGCTACGCGGTCGAAAATAAGACGTGGGAAACCTCTATTAAAATTAAACGCGAAACCTACGAAGACGACCAAATCGGCATTTATAGCCCGATTGCCAAAAAGTTCGGTCAAGATGTGGCGCTATTCCCTGACGAGCTCAGTTATGGCCTGCTCAAACTAGGTTTTAGCGAGCTTTGTTTTGATGGTCAACCTTACTTTGACACCGACCACCCGAACGGCGCGCAGGGCGTTTATTCGAACATTGTTGGCGACCCCGCGGCGACAGGTCCAGCGTGGTTTTTACTTGACGGCTCGCAGATTTTAAAACCTATCATTTACCAAAACCGCCGTAAGTTTGTGTTTAAAAACATGAACCCTAATGAAGAATATTCCTGGTTCAACAATGAGTACGTCGCAGGCACCGACGGGCGCTGTAATGTGGGCTTTGGCCTGCCGCAAGTGTGCGTCGCCTCAAAAGAGCCACTAAACGCGGACACTTACGCCGCGGCGGTGAAAATGCTCGGCCAAATGAAAAAAACCTCAGGGGTCGCGTTAGGCATTAAGCACAGCCACTTAGTGGTGGGCCATGAGAACCGCGCAGCAGGTAAAGCCATTTTAAACACCATGTTGGCCAACGGCGGCGATACCAATATTTACTACCAAGACGCCGAGCTTGTCGTTAGCCCTTACTTAGACTAAAGCAACCACCATTAACCCCAGCGCGCATCGCCGCGCGCTTAAGGAACACCAATGACAGCACCTGCTAAACCCAAAACCGCGAAACCTAAAACCGCGGCGGCCAAGGCTAAAGCCGAAGAGATAGCAAAAGCGAAGGAGAAAGCCGAAGCCGTTGAAGCAGCAAAAGCTGAATCGGCCAAAGCGAAAACCGAAGACTCCGCCGCCCCTGCCACCTCAAAAGATGATTCAAACGGGGACAATAATGCATCAGCGACACCCGAACCGAAAAATAAAGACCAAGCGGCCACCACCGATGGGGACAAAGGCACTACCGCGGGGCAAACCGATAATGAGCCAGCGGCTCAAGCGCCACTTGAGAATACTCAAGCGGGTAAAATCCACGTGAATACTGATCCGCTGAAAAACGCATCTAAGCAAGACGCCCCACTGCTTAAGGTTAGCGCCAAGCGACCAGCTGGATTCTGGCGCTGTGCTATGCGCTTTGAGTACCGCAAGCAGCGCCTGCTTGCTGTAGTGGGTGATGGCGATGACGTTAATGTGCCAGCGGATGCAGCCCGCATTACCCCGCGCACCGCCAAGCGCTTACACGACGAGCCGAATCTCATTTGTGAGATGGTCGAGGAGTAGGTATGGGCTACGCCAGCAAACAAGATCTTTTAGACCGCGATGAAAGCTTCGTCTACAACACCGCTTATGACAAAGAAGAAGATTCGCTCGACGACGTGGCGATAAATCAGGCGCTCGAACAAGCCGACGAGGAAATCGACAGCTTTTTATCGCGCCGATTTGTACTGCCCTTGGAGACAGTACCGGGTCTGCTGAATAAGCAGGCTATTACTATTGCGTTTTACTGGTTAGCTGATAGGGACAACCAAGCTACAGAGCTAATCGAAAACCGTTACAAGAGCGCGCTCAAGGTACTAAAAGACATCGTTGAAAACCGCCGCGACTTAGGGCTGCCCACGATAGGTGCCCAGCCCGAAGGCGGTATTGGCAAAGCCACCCTAACCCAAGAAAACGATCGGCTGATGACCCGTAAAAACCTTGGCGGTGTGTTATGAGCGCCCGTGCAGATGTGGATTACGGCGACCTAAAAGAGCTGCAAGCTCGCATTGAGGCGCTCGCGACCAGCGAGAATAAGCAAGCCTTAATGGCCCAAGTCGGGGCAATCCATGAGTCGCAAGTGCGCCGTCGTATTGCGGACGAAAAAGCCGCTCCAGACGGCAGCGCTTGGGAGCCATGGTCTGAAGACTACGCCAAGACCCGCCACGGCGGGCAAAGCTTGCTACGAGGTGAAGGCGACTTGCTCGACTCTATCACCCACAGCAGCACCACTGATTCCGCCGCTATCGGCTCACCGCTAAGTTATGCGGGCGTGCATCAAGACGGCTTTAGCGGCGCGGTCAAAGTGGCGGCGCATTCGCGAATGATGACTCAAGCCTTCGGTAAAGCGCTAAAAGTGCCTAAGCGTGTAAACCTAGGCACACACTCGCGCTTTATGGCTACTCCCCAGCGTGAGTATTTGGGGTTAAGTCAAAGCAATGAACAAGAGCTATTAGCCGTTATCGGTGATTTTTGGAGGGACCGCTTATGAGCCGCCCGGATTTCAACATTGGCGGCTCAACCGTTGCCATCGCGTTATCAGTGGTGGACTACCTCAAGCCGCACTTAGAGGGCACAGAACGCGAGATTGATAAGGTCCACCGTGTTGAGCGCCACATTGGCCGCTTCGATTCTCAAGAAGACATTAAGCGCTTTATGTCCGGCAAGGACGGCGGCGTGCGCTTAAGCGTGCTACGCGTTGACGATATCCGGCTGGCCGCAGGGAGAGGCACTGTAGGCTTGGTGACTTTTGCCGCCTTCGTGTTCTGCTCTGATATGTACAGCTACGACCGTGATATCCGCTGCGAAGTTATCACGGGCCGCTTAGCGCAGCTGCTCTGGAAGCCTGAGGCCGGGGAAATACTGGGCGCGGAGAGAATGCCCGCCAACGTCAAAATGGAAAATCTTTACAGCAGCCGAGGTGACACCAAAGACGCCACAGGCGTGGCGATTTGGGCGGTGATGTGGCAGCAGGAATGGCTGCTCGATATTCCGCTCGATGAGGCCACGCTCGATGACTTTTTGCGGTTGCACTTAAAACAAATTCAGGCCGAAGACGGCCCGGTTCAGGACTCAACAATTAACGTGAGAGAAAACCATGATTAAAAAACTCCTTATCCCTAAAGCGGGGCTCGTGGTGCGTGACCTGCACGGCCGCCGCCTCCCCGTCAAAGGGGCGGTTAAAACGTTTTCCGCTTTTTGGCGTCGTCGGGTGAAAGACGGCGACGTAATAGCCCAACAACCACCTAAGCAGCCCAAAGCGGCCAAGTCGAAATCCGGCATTAAAGGGGATAACACATGAGCCAAATACCAGCCAACTTACGGGTACCACTCGTTTATATCGAAATAGACAACACCGGGGCCAGCCAAGGCTTAGCCGAGTTGCAGCAGCGTATTTTTATACCGGGTCTAGCCACAGGCGGCGGCGGTGCCATTGGTGAGCCCTACCGCGTGACCAGCGACGAGCAGGCCATAGAGCTATGGGGCGCAGATTCCATGCTGGCTGCAATGGTTAAAATGGCCCGCAAAGCTGACCCTTACACTGAAATGTGGGGCGTTGCATTGCCGCCCGCTGGCTCGGTCGCCAGTGAAGAAAACGCCATCAGCTTTGATGATGTGACTGTAGCAAGCGAATCGGGCGTGCTGCACCTTATGGTTGCGGGCGGGCCTCTCGATTATGTGGTTGATATTGGCGACACTGACAGCGACATAGCCGCAGGCATCGCTGCGCAAATCAATACAGGCGGCTATCCGGTTACAGCAGAAGCTACCGATGGCGATGTGACGCTCACTTGCCAATGGGCAGGTGAAACTGGAAACGATATCGACGTTTTGCTGAATTACTACCCCGGACAACAAACGCCGAGCGGCGTCAATATCTCAACAAAAGGCTTAAGCGGCGGCGCAGGAAATCCAGATATTAGCGACGCCATCGCCGCCATGGGGGATTTATGGTTTACCGCTATCGTGATGCCCTTCACCGATACCGCTAATATGAACACCCTGCGCGATGAACTGCTCGAGCGCTGGGGTCCGGTCAAAATGATTGAAGGTATAGCCTATTGTGCGTACCGAGGCACGCTGGCCGAAGCGGCAACCTTTGGCAACGCGCGCAATGATTTTTTATATACAACAATGGCGACCAACATCAGCCCGCAGCCCGCCTACCTTTGGGCAGCAAGCTACGCCGCCGCCGGAGCGCGCGAGCTAGGCGTTGACCCGGCAAGGCCGCTGCAGTTTGTCACCTTGCCCGGCATCTTGCCCGCCAATACCAGCGCGCGCTGGGAGCTGAACGAGCGCAACTTGCTGCTCTATGATGGCATGGCCACCCACACCGTGGGCGGCGGCGATGTGGTGCAAATTGAGCGCGAAATCAGCATGTACCAAACCAACGCCACAGGCGCGCCGGATGATAGTTATTTGGATATCACCACCCCTGCAACCTTGGGCTTTGTGCGACACGCCACCAAGGTGCGCATTCAGCGCGATTACCCGCGCCACAAGTTGGCTGATGATGGTACGGAGTTTGCGCCCGGACAACCTGTAGTCACACCGGAAATTATCCGTGACACCCTGCTGGATGTGTTCAAGCAATTAGAAGCGCGCGCGTTGGTGGAGAACTTCGACCAGTACAAAAACGACCTCATCGTTGAGCGTGATGGCAGTGACCGTAACGCGGTCAACGTGATTTCACACCCGGATTTGGTTAATCAATTCCGCAAATTGGCCATGGCCATTCAGTTCAAGCTCTAAGGGGGCGCTATGTCTAAGATCCTAGGCTCTGCCGTTATTCGTTATGACGGTATTCAATTTCACTCCAAACCCGGGGCAACGTTAGATCCCGGCGGTTTTGTTGGCCAAGCGCACACCGGGCCGGGGCGCGTATGGGGCACCTCGCGGCGCTGGGAGCCGGGCAAGCTAACCTTTGCCATCGCCGCACACCAAGATGTAAGCCTGCTAGCGCTGCGTAACATGACTGACGCCACCATTACCTTTAAGGGCGACAACGGCATGAGCTTTTTGTTGACCGAGTGCAGCGCTGGGGACGCCATCTCTATCAACGAAGAAAGTGGCGAAATCAACTGTGACTTTGTGTTCGTTGAGTGTGAGGAAACCTAGATAAGCCTCGCCTTTAAATTTGACCACGGCTACAAGCCCGGCAAAAGCGACGACGCACAAACCCACTTTGAGGTGGAGCTACGCGAGCTGACACAAGGCGACTTAATGGACGCCGCCACCGAGTCTGAGAGCATGCGCGCGGTCATGGAAGGCGGGCGCATGCGCTATGTGATGGCTCGCAGCGAGGAAATGTTTTCCGCGCTGCTCGTTGCTAAGCAGATTAAGCGTATCGGCACAGTGCAAGGCCCCTTTGACTTAGCCATGCTGCGCACTTTGCATGTAGACGATTGGTTGATGCTCACCGAGCAAATCAACGCCTTAGATGAAGCCGCACTGGAGGCGGCCTCTGAGCGGGGGCGAATGGATGAGGCAGGCGGCGGCGCTTGACCGCCTCTGCCTCTGGTTCGCCAGCCAATCTGGCCTTCCCCTAGACCAAGCGCAGCAGATGCCTATAACGGCACTCATGCTGCGCACTAAACGATTACAGCGAGTGTTAAATTCCAATGTCTAAAAAGCTGCAAACCTCTATCGTTATCGACCTACAAGGCAACTTGGCCAGCCAAGCCAAGAAGTATGGCCGCGCCTTTAACAGTATGGGCGCGCGAGCTAAAAAAAGCTTTGGGGTAGTCCATCGCTCAGCAGCAATGGCATCAAACGGACTTGATCGCATTGGCAACCGCTACGCCACCGCCGCCACCGCCTTTGTATCTGCGCACCTTATCAAAGGTGTTGCCGACTTTGACAAGCAAATGATCCGCTTAGGAACCAACGTCAACATTACCGCGGAAGAAGTCGAAGCGCTTAAACAGCTTGTGCAAGACGTTTCAAACGATAGCAACATCAATATTGACAGAGGAACGCTCACAGAAGCACTCGACACGTTTTTGGGGCGCACCGGGGATATTGAAGCGGCCCGCGACAACATCCACAACTTAGCGCTGTCGATTCAGGGCTTCGGCGCTGATGCTAAAGCCTCGGGCGAACTGATGGCCGCCATGTGGGAAAACGGCATTCGCAACGCTGAGCAAGTACAAAATCAGCTTGACCGCTTTTTCGCGCAATTCTCCAAGGGTTCGATATCCGTCAAAGAACTTGCCAACGAAGCGCCGCGCGTATTTGCGCAGTTGACGCAAGGTGGGCCGGAAGCCATGACCCAAATGGGCGCGCTGTTTCAAATTTTCGCTAAAACCAAAGGCTCCGCCTCAGAGGTAAGCACCAGCATTGAGGCGCTGTTCCGCACCTTTACTGATGCCAAAAAACAAGCTGATCTGCAAGCCAAAGGTATCCGCATTTTTGAAGACGACGGCCAGACCATGCGCGACCAGTTCGCCATCTTGGAGGACGTGCTGAACGCCACGCAGCACTTGGGCGATAAGCAGTTAACAGCCCTTAGCGAAAACGGGCTATTCGATGCCACCGCGCTCTCAGGCCTGCGCGCGCTGCTCGCACCGGAAAATCGAAAGCTCATGCAAGATATGATTTCAGGCAACGTCGAATACGGTATGACAGCCAAGGCAGCTGCGCGTAATGCGGGCAGTTTGGGCGCAGTAATCACGGGCATAAAGGGCACGCTCGAGCAAATGGCCGATGAGAACCTCAGTGGTCCGTTGCAAGAGTTTAGCGAATGGCTGCGCACACTGGATAAGGACGCAGTGCAAAGCGCGGCCAGTATGGCCGCATGGGCGGTTGGAGTGACTGCCGCGCTAGTGGTATTTAATAAAGCGGTGAAGACCGCCAAAAATGCCAAAAGTGTGTTCGATGCCGGGCGCGAAATCTTTACAGGAAAAGACGGCAAGCAAGGTAAAGGAGGCCCCGGCAATGTTCCCAGCGCCGTACAAAAAGTCTTTGTGGTAAACATGCCTATGGGCGGCATGGGCGGCGGAGGCGTTGACCGCAAAGGCGGCCGCCGTGGTAAAGGGCTGCCCCAGCGCAACACGCCGAGCCCAAACGCTAAAACCAATATACCAAGCTCCGCTCCGAGTAAAGCGCCCGGCAGGTTTACCAATATTCCCGGCAGTTTCGCTAACCTTCCCAGCTTGCCTCATGCGAGCAAGGTCGCACGAGGCGTGCCTATCGCGGGTACAGCGGTAAGCGGCTTGATGATCATGGATGCAGTAAACAATGGCACCGCCGAGGATGTGGGCCGCACCACTGGCTCATTGGGCGGCGGCGCAGGCGGCGCTGCAGCTGGCGCACTAATAGGCTCCATTGTGCCCGGTTTGGGAACCGCGATTGGCGGCCTGATAGGCGGAATACTTGGCTCACTGGGTGGCGAGTTTGTCGGCGGCAAAATTGGCAAACAATTTGTTGATGATGGGCAAGCGCCAGCTTCGACTGCCCCCGCATCGCCGCGCGCTCGTCGTGCAAAGCGCCTTCGTGAAGACGGCGCGAGCACGCCATCCGCTGAGCCAATGGGTGAGCTTGAGGTGACAATTGAGGACAAACGAACGCGGGTAAATTATCGCCCGCGCAATGAGGGCTTAGGCGTCACGGTTAACAGGGGGCCGACTTCATCGGCTATAGGGGGCTAATATGACCCCTTGGTATGACCTACAACGCGCCAGCTTTCGCGGCGTGATATTTAACGATAAAAGCATCACTGGCAAAAGTGGCCGCCGGGCTATCACGCACCAGTACCCCAAGCGTGAACAAGGTTGGACAGAGGACAACGGCGCGCTACTTGCCGAGTTTAGCGTCACCGCGGTCATTGTCGGCCACCGCTACCGTAGCGAATTAAATAGCCTATTAGACGCGCTCAACACGCCGGGCCCCGGTAAATTAGTTCACCCGCATTTTGGCGAGCGCAATATTCAGATTGGAGAAGTCAGCCACAAGCTATTTGCTAGCCACGGCGGCTATGCGGAGGTTAATTTTGAATGCTTCGATGCTGGTATTCAAAACGCGCCCGCGGCAGATGAGAGTACCGAGATAGCCCTTCAAAGCAGTGTTGATGATGGTTTAAATCAAGTTAATAACGACTTTGAAAACGAGTTTGACACTACCACGCTGCCTGACTACGACCAAGAAGACTTGGCACAGCAGGGGGGCGGCTACGTCGATGATATCACCGAGCTTTACCGACAAATGAGCGACCCGGCCTCAAACCTTGGCGATGTACTAGACCAAGCCGAGCGCTTTAAAACACGTTTGGGCGAGCTCTTAGCTAAGCCCGGCGAATTGGCCCGCGAGTACGCCAACCTTTTGTCACGTGCCGAAGACTTGGCTACCCGCCCGCCCGAAGAGTTGCAAGTGTACGATCAATTAACGCGCCGCTATGAGGGCAAACGGTATCAATACCAAGTAAAACGCGCCCGCGATTGGCAGCCCGGCGACACGCCGTCAGCCGTACCCGGTACAGCATTAGAAATAAAGCAACACCGACAAGCTGAAATGAACCACTTACTCGAAGCTCAGGTAGCTACATTTAACGCGGGAACGATTGTTAGAACCACGTTCACCGAGGCGAAATTGGCAACAGAAACAGTAAGCCGCCTAGATGAAAACCTCACCACGCAAGCGGTGACGGCGTCGAACTTAGGGCGGCGCAATAGTTGGCTAGCGCTGCGTGATGTTAGCGTCAAACTTCGCGCCGATATTAACAAGCGTGCTTTGCTTTTGCCGCAAGTGCGCACCATTACCGCGACTCAAACAGAGCCGCTGATTTTGATTGCTTACCGGGAAACCGGAGACGCTAAGCGGCGCGACGAATTAGTCGCGCGCAACCGTTTAGTTAACCCCGCTTTCGTTATGCCGGGTACCGCTTTGGAGATTGTGAATGAGTAATATTACTCTGCGTATTGATGGCGTAGATTACACGAACTGGTTAAGCGCTAGCGTTGATATGGACGTGCGCACCTTGGCGTGGGGTTTTAGCGCAAGTGTCACCACCCCGGTTGAGCAGCCCCAAGCCCTAGACGTCAAAAAAGGCGATCGGGTAGAAGTGCGCTATCAAGAGCATGTCGTGCTAACGGGCTATGTTGACGCAGTAAGCGCTTCGCACGATGCGCAAAATGTTAGCTTAAGCCTAAGCGGCCGCTCACTCACCGGACAGTTAACCGACAGCTCGGCCGTTTATGAGGGCGGTCAGTTTGATAATTTATCCTTGTCCCGCATCGCTGAAATATTGTGCGAGCCTTTCGGCATCGATGTGCAAAACATCATCCCGGAAGCGGGGCCGGGCATTTTACAGACGCAATATTTAGAGGATGCGCCTTTTGATGTGGTGCGCATCGAGCAAGGCGAAAGCGTGTTTGAATTGCTCGAGCGCTTGGCCCGCCAGCGCGGCGTACTGTTAACCACTAACGCACAAGGCGCGCTGGTTATCACTCGTGCAGGAACAACGCTGGTCACTCCAGCGCTGCGCCTAGGTGTCAATATTAAAGCCGCGAACGGTTTAGACGGCTTACAGCAGCGCGCAAGTCAATACATTATCAAAGGCTCAACCAATGGCGGGCTAAAATGGAACACTGACCAAGCCAGCGGTAATGCAATAGTGGTCTATGACCGTAGCGTGCCGCTTTATCGCCCGCGTATTGTGGTGTGTGAATCGGAGCTAAGCGCCGAAAATGCCCGCGCCCGTGGGCAGTGGCAACGC